AAATAATAAATGGACGCAATTATTTTAATCGTTATAATTAAGGAGATATGGGAAAAGATAAATATAGTTTCAATCATAGCAATTTTAGGATTCTTCGGGACGGTTGTAACTTATTTTATCATGTGGAGAACAGACCGGCATAGGTTAGAAAAATTAGAAAATGATAGAGATCAAATGAGAAATGATTTTGAGGAGCATAAAAAAGATAATATTCAAACATTTGAAGGAATAAGAGATAGTATTCATACTTCAAATCAAGCTGTTGTAGATAAAGTTGATGAGCTAAAAATGTATTTATTACATAGTAAAATAACAATAAAAGGGAAAGAAGATGGAAACACTAAAGATTGACGATTTTAACAAGCTCCAGATAGGCCAGCGTGTTAAAGTTTATGCGCCGGATGTTTGTGATAAGGTTATGACTGGTAGAATTAATGGGAATGAATACGTAGTTGATAAATACGTAGAGCTCGACAACGGTGAAGAAATATTCTTTTTCGATATAAAAGGAATCTGGGGGATTGATAAAAATGGAAACAGGGAGGAATTATAGATGACGTTGAGAGAGTTTCAAAGCGTATTCTTAAGAAATGTGGCATCATTAATTACATGGGCCTTTGAAAATGGGTATGAATTGACAGGCGGAGAACTGTTAAGGACTAAAGAACAGCAGGAAATTTACGTAAACAAAGGATTATCAAAAACTATGAATAGCCAGCATTTGAAGAAATTAGCTATTGATCTAAATTTGTTTATTGATGGAATTTATCAGACTGATAATGAAGCATACAAACCACTTGCTGAACATTGGGAAAGTTTGCACCCAAATAATGTGGCTGGTTATTTTTGGGGCTGGGATGCAAACCACTTTGAAATGCAACAAAAACCAAATAAAAGGCGTAAAAAAAAATAGTAATCGAAAAGATAAAATCTATTCCAACACCTAAATTAATTAGTCATGCAATATTTACCGGCATTAATAATTTTTACAACCGAATTGATTATATTTGCAATAGTTGCTTACATTATCTGGAAAAAAGATTTAAAAAATGAATGATGAAAGAAAAACTGAAACAGATATGGAAATGGATGAACGGAAAGAAAACAACTATTGGAATGTTGCTTATGCTATTAGCACAGGGTATGCAGGCTTTCTTCCCGGAAACGCTGACAACAGATCAAATCCAATTCATTCAAACAGCCGGGGCAGCAGTAGGAGGAGTTGGCGTCATCCACAAAGGAACCAAAACAAAAGTGGTGCAGCGAATTATGAAAACAAAACCGAGAGAGAAATAAATAGCCTGATAAAAAGAAGGGTTAGTATAAATATCGCGATAAATAAAATTGTTGAATTCATTAAAAAATGGTATCATGGAAAAAACAGAAAAAGCGCTGGTAACAATATTGGAAACCGGCAACAAGGTAGTTGAAAGTTTGGCTGACGACGGTAAAATTAATTTTGGGGAAGGTATTAGTATTGCCTATGAAGGAATGGGGCTCATAAAAGTTTTTAGGGACTTACCTGAAATTAAAGAGGAATTGAAAAATCTGGATCAGGCGAAGGTTTCACACCTCGTTGAAGTATTTAAAGATAAATTCGACCTTAAAAACGATGAAGCCGAGCAAAAAGTTGAACAGGGGATTGAAGTGCTTGCGCAACTGGCAGTGATGGTATTTGATAAAAATGCTGAGTAAATTACCGATTCACTTTTAAATGAGTTGATTTTTTCATAAGTTTAGTTTTATACCGGGTGCTTTATAACACCCGGTATTTTTGTTTTAAATTAAAGCCTACGCACGACTAACATTTACTTAAATGAAATATTAGCCACTGTTTTTCCATCACTTGCCATAATGAAATAATGTGATTTTTGATACAACGGAATAATCTCAGCACCATTGTTGTAGGTAATAAAGCCGTACATGTCTTTTGTTATGTCTGCATCATCCCACTTCATGGCTTTTGCCGTCTTTTCAAATTCAACACTGTTTCTTTCTTTCAAAATCATAACATAACTCGTTCCTAAGCAGTCATTAATTTCAATTGATTCAGAAGTGATTCTTCTTAAAATAAACATATCTGTATGTATTTATGTATGTGGCTACTCTGTTCAAGGTTTTCGCCTCCCCCTTTTTATTTTTTATTCGTAGCAACGGCAATACATATTTTACGCTTCGACAACATACCAAAAGCCGTTATAATTCAGTCATCCATTCATTTCCACACATATTACAAACAAAAATACCATTTATTTGTCGACGCGTTATGTTGGAACTGTTGCATTTTGGGCAACAGAAATCCATCAAATCATTTTCATGTAACCAATTTACGATATTTTTCATTTTTTGTTCATCTGAAACTTCAGGGTATTTTTCGTTATAAGCCTGAATCAATGGTATCGGTTTTAAATCTGGATTTTCTTTGGCAAACTTCGCCATTCTTATCATATCTAAGTTGCTGTAATTACTTCTCAAAGCCATCATATATAAATTTTAAAGGTTATAAATTTCCATTCGTATTAAATTTTTCGCATTACCAATTAATTTGTTTAGTATCATATTTATACCAACATTCTGCGCAAATATTTGATTCATTGCTATCAATTGGCTTTTTACAAATTTCACAGATCGCCATTTCGTTATTTATACCATCCGCTAAATTGAATTTATATTCATTATCAGCCTTTCTAGTCCTTATTTCTTCTAATTTTTGTTCGTTATTTTTTTGTATTTTATATGATAAATATGTTTCTCTTAAACACCATGCTCCGGCAATAAGTAGATAAAATACAAGCAATCTACCAAGCCAAATACCTATTGTTGCTCTTTTGATAAGCTCACCTTGTATCTCAATAAATCTTTCTATTTCTTCCATATCGCTTTTTTATTTGTTCATTTAATAACCGTTTCTCAAGCACGCCTCTGATAATAATTATCGCGGCTTGTTGATATTCATTTTTAGCTTTGTATTTTAAAATTCCTTCCTTAAGTTCTTTGAAAGTAATAGATTCTTTGTCTAATGTTCTTTCAAGTTTTTCAATTTCGTTACTTTTCATATTATGTATATTATTATTATTTAAAGTATACTTTAATTTTGGTTCAAAATTTCCAATTTACTTTCACAACTCCAAATAGCTCCACCTTCAATGCAGCGAATAGAAAACCATTTTTCATATAACTGTTCGACTGTGTATTGATTTTCTTGTTCCATTAGCCAAAGGTCTTTATTGTCATCTCCTATCGTAAGGAAGTCGTTTTTAGATTTTAAATCGTCCCAGTTTTCAAACTCTGTTTGTACTATCCCGATATATCCATGATAAGACTTAACCATGTCTCCTTTTTTTATCATTTTTGTAACTTGTTTAAACGTTCTTTTATTAATTCTGGAAGTATGTCAGACTTTTTATTCTTATCGCAATAGTTACACAAAAGCCAGATGTTTTCCATTTTATTTGAACCTAATTGCGATAATGGTATTTTATGGTCAAGAATTCTTTCACGTGGTAATTCGTGTAAATCTTTTCCACAAAGTTGGCATGTGTAATTATCACGTTTAAAAACATATTCACGTTCTGATTTTGAGAAAGTTTTTCGTTTGTGATTAATCCATTTTGTATCTCGTCCAAATTTTAATTTTTTTGTCATATTTTTATTTTTTTACTTTATACATTTCAACAAATGCACCTATTTTCTCATCATGTTCCTTATTCTTATCCTGAACTGATAATCTTTGATAAGAATTATTTTTATATCTATCAGCTTCAAGGATTGATTTTTCTTGTGCTGCCTTGCATCTTTCCCGGAAATATTGATCAAACCATGATAAAATTATTTGCCCATCAATCCTATCATAAATCTGTCCCCATCTTCCTAACTTTGCGCGCTTGAAAATGATATTTATATCAGCAATTGTGAGATTATAATATTCATCAAGGATCATCATTGCTGTTTCCTGCGTTTGCTGATCGGTCATTTTTTTCCCAATGTTTAAAAATTCGCGAAGATGAACTATCCAACCCTCAATGTAAGCCTGTGTAAAGTCTTCACCAAATTTTCTATTAATTTTTGCAATTGACGGTGTCCCTGATTCCAATGCCGCCGGAACTGTGCTAACCTTCCTTAACTGTTTCTGAACTTTTGGGATTGCGAAGTCTTTCAAGAATTGATCTGCGGTAATCTTCGCTAACTCCTGATTGATTTTCGCCGGTACGTTTTTGTTTTCTTTGTTCATTTCTTGCTTTTGTTAATAATACTTCAAAGTATGTTATTCCTTCTTTATTCTTTTTCCTTAGTTTCGCGGTAGACCTGATTTGTTCCTTCCAAAATTCGTCTTGTTGCAGGAAGATGAAAATTTCGCGGAATTCCTCAACCGTTCGTTTGTCTTTTTCTATTAATAACTGAATAGGTTTAACCCATGTTTCAAAAACTGCTTTTTCTGTCGCCGGGCTATTTATCCCTAATTCAGAAAGGTTTGATTTTATAAGCTCCCAGAAAGAAATAGCAACCTGATAATGTTTTTTTTCTGTCTGGTCGAGGGTTGATGAATCAACCTGAGACAATAAGATTTTATTCTTTTCATTATTATCATTCTTTATATTCTTATCATTATTGTTTGTGTTCAGTTGTTGTTCAGTTGTTGTTCGCTTGTTGTTCAGTTGTTGTTCAATTTGTTGTTCATTATATTGATAATTATCCCATGAAATTACTGTTATTATTCTGTTTTTATTGCTTTTTTGTTGTTCAATTTGTTGTTCGTTTTTTTCAAAAAAATTTAAAATTCTTTCAATTTTACTTTCGTTTATTCCAGTTTCTTCTGATAGTTTTTTTCTTCCTGTTATAAATTGGCCAGGATTCAATATTTTATTTTTACCATTAATGAAAACCTCAATTCCAGAATGAGTTGCTTTTAATAATATATGAATCCATAAATGTAGATATTCGGATTTTTTATACCAACCTTTATTTTTTAAGCTACGATATATTTTTATATATCCAGTTTTATAATTTTCTTCCGGTTCCTGTGCTATCATAAAATATTAAAATTTTAAAAATTCTAATCAAAAAAAATTATTCAGAAACCTCAACTAATTGATAATTACCAATTTTTTTACCACGAACTTTCCCTCTTTTCAACCAACCATAAACAACATGAGGGGTTACGCCATTTTTTTCTGCGTAATCTTTAACCGGCATATACTTTTTATTTAATTCTTGTAATTCCATAACACAAATATAGTTAAAATTTTAAAAACGTAAATTATTTCAGAATAATTTTAATTGTAGTTTATAATTATTAAACCTTTTTATTCCTGCATCAAAATAATCTTTATCAATTTCACAAATATCAAGGTCGAATCCTTCCATGTCGCAAGCTATTGCTGAACTCATACTTCCGCCGTGAGTATCAATAATTTTATCTCCTATTTTTGCGTAATTTTGAATAATCCATCTATAAAGTGCAATCGGTTTTTGAGTAGGGTGTATTCTATCTAATTGGTTTGGGAATAGTTTATATATCCTTGCACATTTATCAAAAGAAGCCCAAGCCATTTCACATTCAGCAAAATCCCTTCCGTATATACTTTCGCCCTTATCCCAAATTAAAAAACATTTTGAAGGCGGTAAATCAAAATAATTTCCACCCCATATAATTTGGTTTTTAGAAACTCTAAATAATTCTTTAAAGTATTCGTCATTAGGTATAGAGTCATCCCAGCTACCACCTTTTATTTGCCCTGATGCTATCTTTTTTCTCATTGTTCCATTTGTTGATGCACCACTACTTGCTTTTATTCCATAAGGTGGGTCAACTATTGCAAGGTCAAAGTATTTATCCGGCACGTTTGCCATAAATTGCATACAATCTATATTATGAAAATTTATTTCAGCCATATTGCTTTGGTTTCGTTTGTCATTGAAATATATAAAAAAAAATTATTTCTTCCACTGGTCATATTCTGTGTTTTTTTCAAAATAAAATATACCTGAAAATGGTTTATCCTCTGTAACCCCAAATAATTCAGCCACTTCAAGCATATATGCTTTTCTTTTCTTACCTTTATCTGTTCGTGGATTTTTAGGTAATTTTTTCAATCGTTCATGTAGCGTTAATATCCGTTCACGATAATCTTCCAACGTCAACGAATGTTTATAATGGTTGACAATCCTTTGAACGGGAACCATATTATCAATTCTATGATCTTTTTCAAACAAAGCTGAATTTTCCCACCAGTTACGGCGAATAGGCTTAATATGCTCAACCTGCCAGTCATCTTTCAACTCAGTGCCAGTATAAGCACACTTACCGTCAAACTTTTGTTTTATTATTGCCCTATCTTTTTTTGAAATATACATATCATTTCTTTTTCCACGGATCGTTTATTCCCCGTTGTTCCAGACAATTTTTAAACTTCTCTTTATAGGTTTCTTTTATTTCTTCTAAGTAGGCTCCATCAAGTTTTAATGGCAATCTTTTAAGTTCCATTAACCATGTAACAGTTCCTTCGCCATGTTTTTTATCAATAAATACTGCCATCTCATCCTGTCGGCCTCCATTATAGCGATTACATTGAGAACATTGAGGAGCCGTGTTAGCTTCGACAAATGCCGTTGAATAGTTTGTACTATTCCCGTCAAATACTTTCACGTAATGACCTACATGGCAATCCCGGCTCGTTACATTCATCCATTTACCGCATGTACAACATTGAACTGTTGTCCCGGTAACATCTATTGAGGAAGAAATAAGAATGTACCTTGAAAACCATTTCCATGCTGCTGATTTATAGAACCTGTCCTTTGCCGTTTTCTTCCTTTTTAAGCCACTTTTATTTTTTGGAGTATACTTACCCGGCTTTTGGTCTGTTCGTTTATTGTAGCGCACGAGTGTACTCCTGGAAAGCATCTTTTGATTGTACTTCCGTTTATTTTCAAAATCTTTGAGTTTTTGGCAACGCGGGCAAATTTTAGGTTTTATCGTTGAATTTCGAGGAATCCATCTAAATTCTGATTCACAATTATTGCATTTTAAAAGTTCTCCTTCTTGTATAGTCATTTTATTTTAATGGTTTAATGGTAACTATGCTATAAGTCATTTGAAGAAACCCGATTATCCTTATTAGACTTATCAACAGTTACTCCAATTATCTCATAATATTCTTTATACTGAAAAGTTTCAAGGTACTTTTTAGCATCTTTCTTCCTAAAAAATAACAATCCAGCAAAAACCTTGTCGCCATTTGAAAATATTAATTCTCTATCGAACATCATATTTTGCCAAATTGATTTCCCTTTGTGTTTTATTGCAAATGCTCTCATAATAATTAGTTAAACGTTAAACTATGAAGTATATATATAAACCGTTAGCGTGCATTAAAACGACACGCTAACACGTGGTATAAATAATTGCTTAGTTTAGTACATTTAATCAACATTCTGCAAGTATTTTTATTTTTTTTGCCCACGCTCTTTGTCTGCTATCGCAGCCATTAGGTCAATATCGCATTCAACTTCATTGCCCCAAGCATCCCAATTTTCTACTTTTTCACGAGCAAATAATTCTATCTTGCTTCTATTCCCTAAAAGGTTCACAATCCTTTCTCTCACTTCGTTTGGTTTTCTGCTGTGTATTGTTCTTTCTGCTTGTACAAGTTGCTTTATGCTCTTATCAATTCTCCAACTATTTGGCTTTCCTTTTACTCCAAGTATGCAAAGTTCAACATTCCCCATAGTCCACCGCCCAAGGTTGCTAACCAATTTCCCTTTATTTGTGTACTTACTCCAAACAAAAGCAACTGTTTTGTACTTAAAGCCCCAATCTTCTAAAACCTTTATACCTTCATCAAGTAAAGGGCTTGTTACCCACAAAAACAAACAGCAATCTTTATTGGCTATTTCTTTTACTGGCAATTGGCTTATCCATTGCTTACTTTGGGTTTCGTACTCGTGGTCTAAACTAAAGCTGTGTCCAGCCATTTTATCGTTATAGCTCCACGGTGGGTCTGCATAAATTACATCGTATTTCTTCATAATTAAAATTTTAAAACTCCCTCCCTAAAAAAAATAAAAATGGGAGCATTCGTTCATTTATTAAACATTGTCGGTTATTGTCGCAACTATTCATACCACCATACGTTAGTATTCATTTGCCAGCCCACGACTGTGAAAATCGTCCTGCAATATAAATTCAGTTGTCAATATGTCCCCATTACTTATTTGTATCTGAAACTTATTACAATGTTTCAGTCTAATAAGTTGTATTATTTTACCGCCTTTTCTTCCAAATCGATCAGTCCATTTAGGTATACTTTCGCCTAATCTAAATCCATAAAGTTTTTTTGTTCTTGTCATTTTATGCATATTTTTTCATTGATTTATAGAAGTCTTTCCCCATTTCGTGAAATTTTTCAACCGGTTCTCCTTTGTAGGTAGATATTAATTCCATTCTCTTTTCGCAATCCAAAAGACAAGTGAAACTAACTGCAAAATCAAATATTATCTGCGAATATTCAGAAAAATCATAGAACAAAAATCCACACTGGTAACCATCAAACGACCTCCAATACTGATAATGAGAATCCAGATGTTTTTGGTCATATTTTTTATAACCTTCCTTTTTTAGTAGAGTTTCTAAATTTTTAGCATCTTCTGCTGTCATGATCATTTTATATTAATGGTTTAATGGTAAATATATAACTATGTTGTAAAACATTAAAACGATTTTACAACACGGTATATAGTTTATGCCTAAGTTCCGTGCTGTATCAAAGTTTCGTGCTTCTAATTTTTTTCTTTTATTTTTTTCTTCCCACGCTCTTTGTGGTACTTTTTAAGATATTTATCAATTTCTTTTTGTTCTTCATCAGTCCAATCTAATTCTAATCTAACGTCATACTTTTGCCAAGGGTGTTTTTTTTCGTCTAAATTCCAAAGTCGTTTTTTTACTTTAAAAGTCATTGAGCAATCTTTTTTCCATTCAGGAAAATATTTCGTGTCTAATTGAGAAATAAACTTGCTCTCAATTCTTATTTCATCACCCACATTTGGCACTAAATCAGTAGTCCAAGTCAAACCAACTTTTAATCTTGGTCTATAAGAAGAAAATTCTATATCAATTTTTTTCATAATTTTAGTTCTTTTGCCCTCGCTCAAAAAATAAAAGAAAAAGGGTCTGTTAATAATTCAAAGGTTCGTTTTTTAAAAGGCACAAACCATATACCTATCCGTTAGCGGTAATTATAATAAACCGCATTCTCGTGCTGCCTCTTCTGGTTTCATCCCATCAAGTGTCAACGAAAAGTAATCGCAATAACTACAGCTAACACTAAATAAACGCAATAACTTGCGCCGTGCTTTTTTCGGAGATAGTTCACCAGATTTTACTTTTTCTAAAATTTCTAAAGTTTCTTGTTCCATGTCGTTACTGCGTTTATTATTTTACGTTATAGTGCATTTCCAGCCCGCCTGCGTTCTATAAAATATAATTCGTTATTTAAATCACTCAATTCCATTTCAAGTTTAACCTGTTCATCAATTAATTTTGCTGAATCTTTTTGTTTTTTAGCCAATGCAAACATTTTCTTTTCTTCCTTTGCCAGTTTGTCAATTTTATCAACAAAATCATTGCTTGTTCTTTTTTCGATTCCTTGATTTTCGTCAAGTAGTTTTTTAGCTTCCATTCTTAATTCACAAATGCGACTTAATGGATTTGCCTCTAATAAGGTTTTAATTTTATTTAGTCGCTTAGTATTTCTTTCGATACTTTCTCTTATTACTTTTTCTTTCGTTGTCATAATATCTCATTTTGAAATTTTTGCATATCCAATTTCACCCGGAAATTTGTTCATGAGGTCGTATTCCTCTATGAGTTTAGATATTATCCCTAAAATACTTCCAAATGTATTTCTGTGGAAATGTACGGCACGTTCAAAGACTACATAATTTTTGCTCTCCCGGATAATTTCGCAGTGCTTTAAATCGTCTATTTCTCTTATCCTATCCTTTGATAGAATTACTCTTTGCTCGATGTGTACACTTCCTGTTTCTTCGTCCAACGCAACTGTTACTTTTCCAGGTATGCCGGATATTTGTGTTGTCCTGAATCTTATTCCTTCCATTGTATTAATATTTTAGAGTTGTCCAGTGAATTATTTTTCCTTCAAAATCTTCATTAAACCATTGGAAAAAGTGTTTAGTTCCATCAAATCCATCATTTATTGCAATGGTTTTATACATACATGGCTCAATTATTTGATTGTCTATAAATATTTCCCCAACTCGTTTGTATGTTTTATTTTCAGTCAAAACTTCACATTGTATTATTTGAATTTTTTGCACTGCCTTACACTCCAGCACAGGTGCAAATTGGAACCTGTTTATTGTTCGATTGAAAATAACCGGATGAATCTTTCTTCCAGGTTTCCAAAGTCCTTTATTGTCAGGCCGAATAGTATGCAGTTTTGGAGTATTTAATATCAATGGAAAATTATTTTCTATAAATTTATGCCCAAATATTCTTTCTGCTGCAACAGAATATTTAGTCCAAACATCGTAAGAAAACATTTCATTTTTTATAAGTCCACTCCATATTTTATCCACAAATTGAGTATATCCTCCGCCCATGTGTTCTGGCCATTCTGTTCTGAATCCAAGTGTTGCCATAATATTTTAAAAGTAAATATATAACTATGTTGTAAACAATAAAAATTATTCACACGCTGCACATTTAACGTACTTGCCTTTATCGTCTTTTCCATATCCGTTGTGGTTTTTACATAAGTCTCTACACTCTACGCTACCCACAAAAATATTTGCGTATTTACATTTAGTTTTACACCTCCTACGCTTAGGTGTTGTTTGATAATGATATTTGCCCATAATTTTTACAGATTTACAACATGGTGTATAAGCCATGCTAATAAAAGCCGTTGGCAATTCTTTAATTCCGAACAGGCACGGCTCATACACCTGTCCGTTAAAAACAACTACCTCCGCTATCGCTCCGGTTATGGCTCCATTGCTGCAAAAATCTGAATACATATTTTTTGATTCGCAATTCCCGCCATACCGTTATAATGCATTAGCCCTCCCACACTACAACTCCACATCTACCCCACACATCACCAGCCCGTTTCATATTCAACTTATGTGTTTCTACACGATTTTGGGCTTCTTCAAACGTCTCACATATAGTTGAGCTCGGTTTGGTAAATCTACCTATCTGCATTTTATTAATATTTAACCACAAGCCTAAAATCTTATATTGTGCTGTAAAGAAGTTTTTCTCAAAAGGTGGCTGCCATTCTTTAATTCTGTATTTTATTGTATTCATTATTTTTTCCTCCTAAATATTTTATTGAAAAACTGTTTAACCTGGTTCGGGGTGTTGTTCCAGTCCTTTTCTGTCAGGGTTTTAAACTTCATACCGTGCTTTTTTGCCGACTTCTTGCAAAGGTTATAGGCTTCGTTGATGTTCGTTATCATTCCCTGTCGAGCGTAGAGTACTATTAATCTATCTGAACACCTGCCTGAAATTTTCCCGGAATTAGAAAACCATCTCACAAGTTCTCCACCTTCTTTATCTGTTACTTTAAATCCGTAAATTGTTTTCATAGCAAATTATACTTGTTGGTTTAATTTGTGAATGTTAATTTTATGTCTTGTGTCAGGATTTATCTTATTACACAATAAGAATATATAACCGTATTTTTTCCTAAAATCAATATCCGTATCAAGAAGATTGTTGATAGTTTTTATTGAATGTAAAATAGTCGAATGATTTTTCCCATAAACTTTTCCAGCGTCGCCTAAACTTCTTTTAAACGTAGCGTGGAGTATAGATTCATGCACTTGTCGCGGGATTAATGTTTCGCGATCTCTTTTTTGAGAATTATCCCGAATTTCTTCTTCTGTTTTACCGGAAACATTACAGATCATCTCAAATATTTGTTTTTCTTCAATATCAATTGTTGAATCATATTCCAGAAAACTTAAATTCAACAATGAGGAGATTAATACCTGACTTTTATAATTCAAATCTGAAAATATTCTCGAAGATATAATTTTCCCATCTATAAGTAATTCCTTAGCATCAAGTAAGGATTCATTGAATGTCTCAATCTTATCTTGTAATTCTGATATTTCTCGTAAATTCATGTCTTTATTATTTTTGATTTTTTAGTCTTTTCGTACAAGTAACCGTAATGCTTACATCTGCCGTTTTTACCGTTGTTTGGAATATATTTAGGGCAAAAACTCCCGCATGATTCTCCCACTTCTCCAATCTCTCCAAATTCCTTACAGAAAAAATAATCATGGTGTGTCATTCGTTTTGCTTCAAACACTTTTTGCTGCTTACATCCGAATTTTTTCATCATTATTTTTATGTTCTTTTCATTGTAGCACCTTTCATCTTCATGCTCCCGGAAATACAATTTTCCCATAATAAATTAAATTAAGGTATTATTCTAAATGCCTGTTAACACTTTGTAATCCGTTGAGTTCAGCCTTGATAGCTTCAAGATTGCTTAAAATTGCTCTATAAAGTGCTTCTGCTTCTTCTTTTCGGACTGATTTTTTCCAAATGATACCTTTTGCAATTTGAGGTATTACAGTTGCAGGAAGATTTGGGATTTTAATTACTTCTCCGGTTCCTGGATCAGTCATTTCCATGATAAGCCCATTTTTTAGCTTTAGGATAGTCAACGAAAATTCCCTATCATATTCACCTATTGCTAATGCCTTATCCTTTGCAGCCTTAAATATATTAGATCGTGCATTATTTAATTCAGCAATCTTTCCTCTTATTTCCTCTGAATTAGAAATAGGGTCGGGCTTATTATCCCGGCCCTTTATTTCTCCTTTTTCTAATTCATCAATTCTCTTTCGTATATAATTCGGATCGTCCATAATTAAAAAGGTAAATCACTTTCTGGATTATCAACTGATTGTTGGTTCCCATAGATGCTTTCTTTGTCCTGTTCGTAATTTGTTTCGTGAAATACTTCTTCACCTGTTTTATATTCATGTAATCCAGAATCTGATTTTTCTGGTTCTGCTTCCTTCACGGCCTCTTTTTCGGCTTGTTCTTCTCTACGTTGCTTAATAAATTCCTGCAAAATTTTATCAGCCTTAATAGCATCGTCAATTAATTCTTGTTTTATATTATACCTTTTAAAAACAGGCTTTTGATATTTAATTCCACCTGTTTTTTCTTGTGTACATTCACCGTCAAATCCAACTGCATGAAGTTGTTGACTGAATTTAAAATCAATCCAGGAACTAAATGCCGCCCCGGATAATTGGAAATTTATAATTTCAGTTTCTAATTTTTCATTAAAAAGAAGTGCATAAACTGATTTTGTAAATTTTCCGCCAGCCGATTTAACCTCGTCCTTAATATCAGCATATCTTCCAGTTATCGACAAACCACCCTTGAAAGTTTTTACTCTTAAAATTTCATTCATTAAACTATGCACTTCATTACTATAAATGCCGGAGTTATATTCATTCGAAAAACCGGAAATTGTAGATAATTGGTCGAGCACAATAAAATAAAAAGGTGCATAAAATTCTTTTTTTTCTTCGGCATCTTTGTCGTAATACTCAAAGATTCCTTTATCTCCTTTGAAGTGTAGGAATTTTTTAGCAGGATTTTCTGCTTTTGGTTGTGAAAAACTCATAATAAATTATTTTAAAGTTACTACTACTTGTGTTGTTGAAGTCTTAAGTGGCGGCTCAATTTGTCTGCCATCACTTCCGTAAACTTCCATATCAGGTTTTATAGTTTTTAAGAAATTTTCACGTTCTTTAATCATTTCTTTGATAGCCTGCATCCTTCCTGTTAATTGTTCGTATTCTGCATCTTGACATTTCGAAAAGTCAAATTTTACTCCAACTTCTTTAATTTGAAATTTTACGTTTTCACGTTCAATTGTTTTTTGTCCGTATTTCTCAGCTTCTTCCAGAATTAAATCCTTAATCAAATAGTCTGATTTAAGATTTTTGAAAACTTGCTCAAGTGCTGAAACTTGTGCTGAAAATGTGAGTGGATCAATCTCTCCATTTAATACTGAATCTCTTACCAGTGAAACATAGCTTTTAATTTGTGCTTTCGTTTCAGGTAATTTTCTAAATAAACTAATCGCTGATTCTTCCATGATTATAGTTTTTATTTATTAAAATATTTTTCGATTATTTCTATATTTTTATCTGTAATTTTTGCTTCAAAATCAGGATATTGAATCCAGCATTTGTAAATTTCTAAGTTTTGGTATTTCAAATCACCGTAAAATTGACTTGTGTTAGGTTCAAATTCTCTTGTAATATATCCGTCAACAACAACAACAGTTCTTTCCAGTTCAAAGTCTAAATCTACTTCAAAGAAACCTTCTTTTTCTTCGATAGTATATTCCAATTTTTCTATAATATCTGATAATTCCATTATTCATTATTTAAAAAGATTATAAAATTTTAAAACATCAAACGGAATATAATCACCAAATTTATATTGATAAATATGTTTTATAGTCATCCATTTTAGATCATGTATATCACAATTGTTTTTTAAATCTGATTCAATATACTTAACTAAAAAAGGATATTTTTCTCTGTCTTTTCCCATTTTTGATAAAATCTCTTTGTCTATCTTTTCGTATAAAGTTTTCATAATGTTTTAATAATTTCAAATATTACATACACAACTACGAAAATTATCAGTCCGATTATAGATATTCCGAAACCTTTGTATGATTTTTCTACCTGGTCTTTTCTTTTTCCCTGCCAGTGATCAGCGTGAAATTCTTTCTCTTTCATTTGTATTTGATTTTATAAGTTCTTGTAATAGTTTTATTTGTTCTTCTTGAATTTTGACAGTATTTGTTTTAATTTCCAACTTATCAATAAGTTCAATATATTGCCAAAAAGCATTGTTAAGTTCTTCGTTTATTTCTTCAAGTTCTTTTTCGCGTGTCTCTTTTTCGGCAATTTCCCTGAATAGAAAAAATCCTAAAACGAGTATAACCACAATTAATGCGATAATTATAATTGTTTCCATAAGTATTTAATTTTAAAAATTGGCCGACCGGAGCCGGCCAACTTACTTGATTTATGTGAAATCGCCTGATATGGTAGTCAGTATTTACACTTCCTCAACCTTAAGAAAATATTTTCTACTCTTCGATTAAAAAATCAGATATATCTGGATATTTTGGCCAATTGGTAATAATTCCATTTTTATTTATGATTAATTCAATATAATCTCCATATTCTCCAGGAATTAATTTGTTTGGCACATAATCTTCTTCAATGATGAACAGAATTTTCATATCTTCATTGAGGAGATAATACGATCCTTCATCGCACACTTTCATATACATTTCGCCAGCTTCATTATCAGGCCAATCAATGATTTTACCTGTGTCAACTTCTATTAATGCTTCCCATGTATTACCGTCCCGTAATGGGAAGTTGTAAGGAATATCTTCATCTCCATAAATCACCGGAACATTAACTTTCACATACTTGATGTTTACTTTTTTTTCAACTTTAATTATTGTTTCCATATAGTTTAATTTTCAATTTTTATTTTAATTTTAAAACGATGCAATTAACACAATGTGTGCACACATTCATTAATACTATCCACAATCACCTACATCGTTTTTTTTGTGGCACGGGCAGGATTCGAACCTGCACAACTGTAAAGCGCGTTGTTATCTCTTTCGTTCTTTCAGCGAACTGCACCTTAGCGTCTTCCATTTCGCCACCGTGCCGTTTAAAAGGGAGCCGGTATGGTCGCCGAATTTACTCCCTCATACTATTCATTTTTTGATTTATCTCCGTGTATCAATACGGATAGAGAATGAAGTCCTTCTTCATTGCATCTATACAGAAGTATGTTTCTTTGTTCAATTGAATAATCTGCTGATAATTTGTAGCCGGGCAGGGAATTGCACCCCACTATCCGGGAAAGACTTTAAAATATCCCGTCCGGCTAAGGTAGCCTAAACTACCGGGCATATCCTACTTTTAGGACTGGCCTAATTTCAGATACATGCAATAAAATTAATGTTTAACAATTAGAACGCCGGTTTATACTTATCCGTGAAGTTTTGTTACAACAACAATGTCGCCTGAAATTGTTGTTGTAAATGAAAGCCCTTGCCTACGGAGCCTTTGAATAGTTTGCACAACACTATCGTATCTTTTCAAAGGATATTCCGTTGATTCTCCGCTTTCAAGTTCTCTCAATATCGGTGCTATTTTTTTCATTCCTCTTTCTTTTGATTCCAAAGTAAAGGTAAATTAATTAATTAAACAAATAAAATATAAATAAATACTTAATTTTGTAACAATTGTTACATTTTCCGATAATCAGGACAAGTATTTATTTTTTTTGATTCAAAATGTATCTTCCAACTACACTTCTTTTCTTTTCGGCAGGTAGAACATTTTTTCATAATTTTTCATTTTGCGTGAATGCTAATTACACATATAAACAAGTTATAAAACGTGCCTAAACAAAATTGCAAGAAAAGAACTAAGGAGAAGACACGTTTTATAACATGATATAAACTGCATTGCTGTTCAGTATTTCAATTTAACGTTGTGCGGATGCGAGGAATAAAAAAGCCCTCCGCGCTAAGGTTTTACAAAAGCCTTTATGAAATTCTCTAAAGGTTGTTCCCATTTTTTAGGTAGTTCTTGCGCTCCATTCACTGCCTTTATCAAAGTAGAATCCGGCATATTAAGTTGTCGCTCAATACCTCGGATGCTGAGCGACTCTTTGTTTTTGCGTAACCAGTCAATCATAACTTTGGAGTAATTAATGGTTGCCATTTAACAATATTTTGAACTTCCCAACCCTTCCCAAGTATATTGTTAAAGGTTGGTTTTTTCCTAAAAATCGACCATTTAGAGTAAGTGCATAAATACAAATTATTTTCCTTATCTAAACACCAACATATTTGCCCTATTGGTGGCATTTTATCACTGCATTTTATCCATTCTTTAATAAATACTTTTCTGACAAAATGAATAACGTCTTCTTTTTCATCATTGGAATTCCACCGAACAAATTTTTCTAACCTATATTCACATGTTTCAGTTTTCATATTCTAAAAGGATTATCGCTAAATTGAGCAGATGTTAATTGTGTCTTTTTGTTTTCAATACTTGCAAGCAAGTTAGTGGTATCAAGTCTGTATTTTCCGGGAGCAATAATATTTAACAGATGCATAAATCTTTCAATATACGCTTTCCCTTCGTACCTTTTTTCAACCTGTATTTCGATGTATTTTTTCATTTTGTTTTTAATTATATCAAAATTTACGGATAATATATTTAATATCCAAATATTAAGATAAGATATTTCCTTCCCTTAGCTTTTTTATTTCAACAACTAATCAAAGTCAGTGCAAGTTTTACGCAACGACAGATTGTACCCGTCCGTTATAAAACAGCTTAATGCAGTGGTTAACCCTTAGTTTCATTTAACTCGCAGTCAGTAGAAAGTTAGCGAGCCACTGCATTTTTAAAGCCGTTTCATAATAATGTACATAAACAAGTTATAAAACAGTTCGCACTATTTCTTTCCCGCAGATACATTCCATATATCCATTTGTATCAATAATTACTACTTGCGGATATTTACAAGTACAAACATCATGCGAAGTTGATGCTGCGCTCTCGTTTGAACTTTCATGCTCATGCTCTCTCAAAATTTCGTCCCTAAATTCGTTCATCAACAATTCAATGTCAATTATTTCACCGTCTAATTTGCCATCTGTGAGATGGCATGCTACAACTTTTGTTATTTCAATTCCTTTTCGCTCAAAAAATGTTCTTGAATCCATCGCTACGTTATTTAAAGTTATTTACTCGTTTCATTATTTGTGCATATTTCAAAGCAGCACATAACATTACATTTACCGTTAAGGCACATTTAAGAACGTGCATTCCACTTAGCTAAAATGCCTTTATGGTCAAAAGCAATCACGCAATTAATTCCAACCCTATTATGTTCTGGATATTTAGTTCTTGTTCCATCTTCTTCTATTATTTCAAGTGCATAAGCCTCATATTCTAATCCTCTTAAATCTTCTGGCAACTCATTACGTTTGTAAATAACTTGTGCGCTACCAAAATTAATTCCACACACATCACATCCCAAATAAGCGGTAGATGCGTTATAATAACCAAAAGGCATTTTATTTCCGCAAAATGGACATGGTTTAATATCTGACAATTCAGATAAAAAACGCGCATTAACACTATGTATAGTGCATGGCTGCTCTGTTTTTAAAAGTTCATTTTTCATATCAAAGTTTTTAAGTATATGTAAATTTGTGCCTTCAACGCTCAAAACTAAACGCTAACATCAATTTTTTTATCGCCGACAACTTCACTATTTAATTCTTCGTTTAGAATATACTTGCAATCAAATAACGTATCTCTATGATATTCGAAATTTTCATCTTTCACTGGCATATTTTTACCAACATATTCCAAAAATTCTAATATCTTTCCTGCATCTTCTTTTTTCATGTCAATTATTTTTTTCATCGTTAAACATCCAGAAAAACAGTACTGTCGTTAAAACGACAAAAAAGCACCCCAAAACAAGTGCCGTGAAGTTGTAATAATTAACTCCGATGCTTCCGAGCGTTACGGTAGTCGCAAAACTGATAAATGTTAAAATTGGTTTCATTTCGTTTGTTTTTTTGGTTCTAAATATTCATCTATAATCGTATTTGTAATTTTAGTTGCTGCAATTAAAGGCCATTCAATATCTTTGTGTTTGCGGTATTCGTTTTTAATCCTGTTTTCAATCAGTGTTATTAGTTTATATCTTTCAATCCGTTCCATTTTTAATGATTTTCACTTTTTAGAATCTATCTAACTTGATAAGAATTACATTTTACACTATACAACCAACCATTCCAAACAAATAAATTAGGTAAATCTAAATTTTGCCCGAAAAAAGGTGTAATTTTTTTAATTTCCCGTTTTACTTTCAGATAGTTTTGAGAAACTAAAAATTTGATTGTAGTGTAAAGTTCTCCGACTGAGCAATTAAAAAGTTCAGCAAATGACTTAATACTTTGTCTGTAATTAAATTCTTTCTCATCTACCTTCAAAACGTTATACCTTTTAGCTAATCTTTTCGCTAATCGGTATTGTTTTGCGTTTTTCGGGTTATCAAGTTTTTTAATGATAAAAAGTTTTTGATTATAGACGTATTCAGCCTGCTTAGTTTTCCTTTTTAGGATTGCCAGTCGGACAAAATGTGTATATTCTTTAAATGTTTTTGATTTGTGTTTTCTTATTGAAATGTAGGGTTTATTTTCATCGTATAGTTTCCTTATTACAAGATTGTTGTCTTTTATGTGTGCCAGGTCGTGTTTTATAAGGTCGTTAACGTATTTTTTAACAGTTGAATGATGAAAATTAAATCCACGTTCTTTTAATTTTTGTTGCAAAGAATAAGGATTGTAATTCTTTACAACTGAAGAAACATAAGTATCTTTAATCAATAGCGCAAATGCTAATGTGTTTCTGTCTATTGTTTTAATATGTCTTATATCTACTTTCATAATAAATTAAAAAACCTCCCCAAAATTAATCGAGAAGGTTTAATAAGATATGAGTAGGCCAGTGCCGCTGCACCGGATTCAATTTTCACCAAAATATTTTCTTTTCCTAAACTCATATCAGTAGCAAAAATAGAACTTATTTTTTACAAACCAAAATTATTTTCATTAATGTTTGTCTCCGTATAATTTAAACCATTCATCTTCTGTTGTAAATACATTACAACTATGTTTATAAATATTTTTAATCTTACCGCCGTTTAAGCTACAATAATCAATTTTTGAATCAGCTCTATAAAGATGGTAGCATTTATTGCAATTACCTTTTTTTGATGCTGTATTATATTTTTTAAATAGCCATTTAGCTCCATCTCTGAAATATCTGGCATGGTCATGGTCTAAAGGAATACCTATCCTATTAAGTTCATCTTCAATTTCTTTGTCAATAATTATATCTCCTGTATTCATCTTATTTATTTTTTTATAGTTAAAATTATTTTAAGCTCATTCATTATTTTTTCTACTTTGTAAAGTGGCAATGGCCGCTTCCCATGAATGAAGTTACTCAATTCCGGCATGTCTATCCCGGTATTCTCAGAAATTTCTTTCTTTTTTATACCATTTTTTATAATAGCATTACGTATATATTCACTATGGTATGTTTTCATTTTACCCACCTTTCTATTTTATAATTTTTATATTATTCTAATAACTGGTTCCAATTCAATATGACCATTTTCAAATAATTCTGTAAATTCTTCATCTGTTAAGGAATTTACATCAAACCCTGAAGTATTTCTTTCCCAATGTTCATCTATTTCATGTAGTTTAATCCATTCCGGGTTAAACTGTTCTGTTACGCTACAACCATTTTCATCGGTTGTATTATTACTAATTTGGAAACCAATATGCAATCTGGCTTCCAACCATTTTTCGTTTAATAATTCATTCCTGTTTTTCATTTTATTTATTTTTTTTGGTTAAGACCGGGCTTCCCCGGTTTCGAGTATTTAACTCTCATCAGTTAACCTTTATACATTTCTCTCAATTCATTCCAACTTTTACCAGAAAGATATTTTGCATTTAAAACATGTTCCGGCGCTGGGTGTGATTCTTTTTTGAAAAATTCAGTTAAAATTTGGCCACCGTCCATATTTGTAAATTTTTCATTCTGCCTTTCCATTTCTTCTTCCTTATCTTTTTTATCCTGTTCTATTTTCAAATCATAAGGAGTTTTAATTTTAAAAAAATCAGAACGTATTTTTTTTGCCTGTTTTCCATGTTCAATTAAAATTGAATATAATTCAGGAGAAATAATTTTACTCCATGAAAAATAACCTTTCTGGCGACGTGAAGAAATTTCATCCATATGAGGTTCAGGAATCCAGAATGAATTTAATAATGATTCATACGAATATTCTTCTCTTTTATGTCCATGTCCTTTCAATGGATTTTCTGGGAAATAAGGTAGTTTTTTAATTTTGTCTTGAGTCCGTGAATGAAGATTTTTTAACCGCCTGTTTACGGACATTAGAATTTTTCTTTCTTTTTCAAAACCCTGTTCTTTCATAGCTTTTAAGAGTTGTTCAGTAGTTTCGATTTTAGAACGTCCTTTTAATTCAAATCTTTGAGCCTGTTTTTTTACTTCTTTTTTTGTTCCAAATAGAGTTTTCATAATTTTTTAATTTTGATGATTAATAACATAATTTTTTATAAATCAGTTCTTTACAATTGTTTTTTACGTTTTTTATTGTTAAATTAGTGAAACAAACCGGCCGGATATTTGGCCGGTTAGTTCTTTGAAATGTTTATTAAATTTCATTATAAAGTGAATTAATATAAAGATCGTAACATTCAGAAATATATTCAAGTGAAATGCTATATTTTGTTGCAAATTCACTTTTTAGTCTGCTCATTTCTGAGGTTAATGTAACATTTAAAATTATTTTTTTCATTGTAATTGATTTTTAAATTGCTTCGTAATCCATTACTCATTTGAGCTATTTACAGGAGAATAGCTCAAATAATTCATCAATTTTCTCATCTTCATATGTTCCAAGAAAATCACGAATTGTTTGTTCAAGATATTCTTCATCTTCGTGATTTTCTTGATATTGCTCACAATTGTATTCATAAGCTTCGTTAATTTCTTCGTAGTTTTCAATGTTTTCTTTTGCGTCAGCTACGATTGCGTTGATTTTTTTAATTTTTGTTTTCATAATTTTAAAATTTTACAGATTTAATAACATAATTTTTTATAAATAAGTCCTTTATGCTTGTTTTTTACGTTAATTTTTTACAAATCAGTTTGTTATATTAGTTTTTATTGTTAAATTAGTGGAACAAACCAGCCGGATATTTGGCCGGTTAGTTCTTTGAAATGTTTATTAAATTTCATTATAAAGTGAATTAATATAGAGATCGTAACATTCAGTAATGTATTCAAGTGAAATGCTATATTTTGTTGCAAATTCACTTTTTAGTCTGCTCATTTCTGAGGTTAATGTAACATTTAAAATTCTGTTTTTCTGAAAAAACTTACAAAATTTTTCACCTTCTGAAATTTTATTGATATCCATTGTTTTATTTTTTTTTAAGTTAAATAATAAGGGATCAGTTTATTTACTGCTCCCGGTGGATTAAATATCAACAGAATTAAGATTGTATTTTTTAATCCTGTTTAAATACTGTCTTTTTGTAAGACTTTCTGAAATACCATTTACTTTCATCCAGTAATAAGTATCTCCGTTAACATCTTCATGCCAAATTTCGCATTTCTGATTTTTGCCGTTCCAAAAAAATTGTGAAGTTTCCATGATAATTATTTTTAAAATTAAAATTCAGTTTGTTTAATCCCGCAAATTAGCGGGACTGGTCGCAATTTACGGACTGCCAACCGGTGAATTTAAGTTAATTGGATTGTCATTTCTTTTTCTTCGCTATCCATCAAAACAAGGATAACATTCCCGGATTCAGTTATAAAAACATGATCGTATTTAAATCCGGTTTCTTTAGGATGAAATAAATGTACATTACAGTCGAGTGTGTACATTGCATAACTAGATGAACTTGTGTAGGGCAGTCCGAGTAAATTTTCAAGGTTTTCAAAAATACCCGAAGGGATAACAGTTTCTCCTCTGTGATTTTTAAACACTTTGCCGGAAAAATAATTTAAAATTGCTGAATTTACAGCGTTAAAATCTTTTTCGTTCCATTCATTTTTTGCTTTCATAATATTTTTTTAAAGGTGAATAAATAAATTTTGTAGGCTGCCTGGAATCGAACCAGGTTAAACCATTCAGCCTGCCTAAAAAATTAAAGTTCAGTATTATAATTTTTAAAAGTTAATAAATTTGTGGCCTGTTAACGAATTGAACGTTAATAAATCAAACCTGACAGGCCCGGAGAGAATTTAAAATGTTGGATATTTGTAAATTAAATCAATTAGTGTAAATGGATTTTTAGTAAATTGTCTAATTGTTTCGTATTCTCCGCTATCGGGAGTAAATTGATAACATTTTAATCCATCGTTTTCCATCTTTGAAAGTTGGTTTAATTCCTGCTCTAAAGTATAAACACTTTCAGATCCTTTCGTGTTATGAAATTTAATAGCCTCATTCATTAAAAACTCATAGCTCAACTGTTTAAATTCACCGAGCGCCAAAATTAAACTCAGTTTGTCGGATTGCGTTACGTATTTTTTACCCATGATAATAAAATTTAAAGTTAATTTGCACCCGGACAAAATCCGATTTTTACATTTAGCTAACTAAATTAATCCGGGTAAAAAGTGAAAAGGGGAAATAACCAAACTTTTATGGATGAACGGTCTAACCGTTTTTTTTGTGCATTTTTTCGGACTCGGTTTATTTAGGAACCTATCCAGTCGCCGGAATGCCTCCGGCCTCCGCGCATCCACCTACAAGGCTGCCTTTCGTTGCGCTGGTATTTTTGCTCAGACTCCAGCAAACTGCCCGGCCTAAACCGGCGGGTGTTATCCCTATGTTCGTACCACTAATATACAACCAATTGGAAAACCCACCAAATCTTATTGTTAAGTAGAGCAAATTATTTTAATAAAAATATCTATCGTATTAAAATTAATATAGATTAAAACTATATTGTAGTTATAAAGAAAATTTATTATCTTTGTAATTAGATAGGTAAACAAAACATATTGTTAAATGAATGCAACAGAAATTAAAAGAGTTAACAGGCAATTAAAAGTACTTGAGTACCTCGAAATAGTAAGGGCACAATTGAAATCAATCAAAAGAACAGGAACGAAAATAATATATCTAAATTAAAACGCCATGCAAACAAAACCATATAAATTCACACCGGAACAATTCCAAAAAAAAATAAATGAATACTTTCAATATTTAAAAGACAATCCTTTCAAAAAATATGACGTTGTAAAAACAGGTCAAGACGCTGGGAAGGAATTAGAAATAAAAATAGATAGGATGCCTTCAGTGCAAGGACTATGCTCGTTTCTTGAAATAGATTATCAAACATTCTTCAACTATTTGAAGCCAGAATTTGAGCAAAAAAACAAACAGATTTTCGATATTGCCACACGCGCAAAGGTAAAAATTGAGTCAGCACAAATAGAAGGGGCGGGTGCTGGATTGTACCAACCAATGATTGTGAGCAGGTTGAACCATTTGAAAGATGAGGTTGAAACGACATCGGCAAACATAGATGCCACCGGAAAATCCAAGGAAGAAATCCGGGCGGCTATTCAGGCTATCGAAGCAGCAAGGAAGAAGTAAGTTTCTATTTTCATTTTAGTATAGTTTTGAGGCCGGTTAATTAGTTTAACCGGTTTCTTTTTGTCAACTAATAATCAATCAATTCATTACAGTCATATTGAGTGCTGATTCATTGATAATTTATTCACAAAACTTTCATATTTAAACTAACATGCAGAAAGTGGTTGTATTCAGCCGGTGAAAGAACCTGCCTAATTTATTGAATACCAACATGGTAACAATCTGTAAGCAAATGACGATGCCGAAAATCTAACTGCCAAACTGTCAAACGTTTACAGATAGCCTGAATTCGATGTTTAAGGGACTTTCATAATGGCCGGTACTCATGTAAGGATTGGAATTTAATTATTGGAGATTCAGTTTATTGGTGCAATGAGTGTGGTTAGTCATCTGAAACTCAATGAAATATGCCTATACTATTTAACACAATATCAATTATAAGACAAACTAACAATTTGTAAGTTGTATCGAATTGAATGGATGATTCTATTTATCTTCAATTATTTTCATGGCTTCGTGGAAATGGTGGCAATAATATTAATGGAATTGTTAGTGCGCGGAATGTGTTCAGAATTATTTTCAATACACCCCCCCCCAACAGGGAGCGCGGAAGCCTTTGACCCTAATCCCCAAAATTTTCACAAAATCAGAAATATCTTTCCTTTGATTTAACGGGTTTAATTGCTTTTGTAGCACTATGTATACTTTTAATAAAGAAAGTATCTTAGATTCGATATATTATGGCATAAAAAAAGGATAACCGATTAAGATTATCCTTCTTGCTGTTTTAAAAAGTGGGAGATACTGAAAAAATTCAGTTGTATTTATGTTATGCTTCATTGCGCCTGAAATTTTATACCATAATTTGAACTTTCCGTCAGGCGCAACGAAAAGCATAACATGCGGTATAAAAAATAGCTGGGTTTCAGCACTTAATGAACGCCGGTGCAAGGTTTTAAAAATTTTCCCGCCCGCCTCTGTTTTTTCAAAACAGTAAAGTTTTCTTTTGCTCAACTGTACATATAGTGTCATTGTGTTGTCCACCGTGAGCAACGTTTAATATTTCAATTATTTCAAAGCCTTTTGTTTTACCAATCCCGTTAGAGTTCCAGCCAAATGAAAGAACTATTCCACCGGGTTTAGTAATTCTGGCAATTTCTTTTTTAAGGTTTCCCCAAAAGCTGGCTTGTGTTGTCTGCATATTTACAGTTTTACCCAACTTTTTGTAACATTCACTTACTTGTCGTGGGCTGTAAGGCGGGTCATATAAAACAAAATCAATACTGTTATCATCAAATGTTTTCAGAAAGTCCAGTGCATCCATGTTATGAGTAGTTCCATGCTCCGGGTCTAAATCATTCGTTATTTTAGCAATCCGGTTGCTGTTTGCAAATGGGTCGATACTCACATAGCTTTCTTTGTAATACTTATAAATTAGCCGCTTTATACATCTGATGTCAAATGTATTAGAGTTTGGCATTTCCCATATTCGATTCATAATCATTCAAATCCCTCCCTAAAAATTTTTAAAACCGGAAAGTTAGTACATTTAATCAAAGTCGTTAGTTTGCGCCGCTACTTTTCATACCGCTGTCCGTTATAGGGAATCTTCTTATTAGTTCTTGCATTGTGAATATCACAGGTATTCCGAGTTCGTTTGCAGTTTGGATTTCATTGAGTGTACCTTTGGATTCAATCCAGTTTGTCATTCCTTTGATATTTGGAACGATATACACAACGTCTGATACTTTCAACCATTCCATTGAGTAATTAAGGAATTGTTCGATAGTAAATTCGTTTTCCGGGAATTTTAATATAAAATCTTTATCAAACCACGGACAGAATGGAGCATATCCGAGTTGAAATAATTTTGCTGCTTCTTTTTCTCCACGTCCTATATTTTTAAGAACATCTATAATATTGTCTGCTGAATATGCACCGGCTATATAAACTTTAATCATTTTCCTTGAGTTACAATGTCAATTGCTAATCCTATTTCAGTTGGGGAATAATTTAATTTATCAATTTCTCCCCTACGCCATTGGTTGTATTGTTCGAGTATTTTTATTGCTTCATCTGCGTTATTATCGGCATATTTTTTAAATTCTTTAATTATTTTCTCCTCTAATGTTTTTTTAAAGTTATCCGTAAATATATCTTCTTGTTTTATTTGCGAATATTTTGGTTTAATTATTGATTTGATTTCTTCTTCGTGCATATTCCACCATTCTTCAAAACTTGTTATTAGCAGCTCGGATGTTTTAATATTTCTGCATCTTGATTCATAGAAACATACTCTAAACCAATCTTTTAATTCTAATTGTGTTTTGAATTTGGGAATGTTTTTAAAATCTTCTTTATATTCTTCCATTTCAGTAGTTTTAAATAATTATTTTAGATATTACGTCAAGTAATATTGGTTTTTGTGTTCCATCTGGATATTGATGAATATCTTGTAATATTTCAATGTCAATGTAACAATTGCCAACTTTCCCAATAAATTCACTAACAGATTCTCTGATTTTTTCTTCCAGTATTTCCTGTTCTTTTCTTATTTCTTCCGTTGATTTCATTTCAGTAGTTTTAAAATTCAATGCTAAAGTACTAAAATAAACTGACCTAATCAATGTTTGTTTTATAGATTTATTCTAATTAAATTTGTAAGATATAGATAAAATTTATGGATTTACTTACTGAATTTTACGTCGAGGCTTATAAGAAAGGAATGTATCAGGATATTCCAATAGGTCAAAGCCCGGAAGGGGAAAACTACTATTTAACCACAAAACAAATACGTGCCTTAATGTTACTAAAAGACGCAACTACATTATTTACAGGGTACGGTGGAAGCGCAAGAAGTGGAAAGTCCATTTTAGAATGTTTCTGGATAACGTTTGAATGTTTGGCATATCCTGGAGTTGCTTATGGACTTGCAAGAAAGGAATTAACTGTTCTTAAAATTACTGTTCTCATAACACTTTTTAATGTTTTTGCATTTTATCGACTTGAAAAGGATAAAGATTACAAATATTACGAACAAGGGAAGTTAATAAAATTCACAAATGGAAGTAAAATATACCTTGTTGATATGGCCTATCAGCCTTCTGACCCACTTTATACAAGATTTGGTGGATTAGAATTAACAGGTGCAGCAGTCGATGAAAGCAATGAATCACATGTTGATGCTATTGGAACACTATTTTCGAGATGTGGTTGGCGCAAAAATGAAGAATATGGTATTAAGAAGAAAATGCTGGAAACATTCAACCCGGATAAAGGCCATGTTTATAAGAGATTTTATGTTCCATACAGGGATGAGACAGAAACAGACTACCGTAAATTTATACCTGCATTACCTTCGGATAATCCTCACCCTGCAATTAAAGAATGGATTGAAGGTGTAATAAAAGAAAACGACAAAACAAGAATTCAACGTTTGGTTCATGGCAACTTCGATTATGACGATAATCCTGATATGCTTGTAGATTATGATGCTATAAATGATTTATTTGCCAATGATAAGGTAAAACCATCACATGATAAATATATAAGCGCTGATTTGGCAATGTCAGGTAGGGATAGGTTTGTAGCAGTCCTATGGCGTGGAAATGTAGCTGAATTTACTATTGATAAAACTAAAGCCACCGGAAAAATGATTGAAAAAGACCTTAAAAAGTTAATTCAATCAAAAGGGGTTTATAATTCAAAAGTTGTAAGCGATGCAGATGGTTTGGGGAACTATCTTGAAAGCTATATTAAGAATATAAAACCATTCAGGGGAAACAAGAGAGCGACAAAAAGTCGTGAATTTGATAATATTAAGTCAGAATGTGCATGGAAACTGGCAGAAATGATAAATAAGCGTGAAATAAAAGTTATTTGCACAGATAAGCAGGAAGAAGCGTTAAAACAGGAATTAAGTGTTTGCTTGAGGAGGGACAATGCAGATTTAGATGATCAGAAGAAAAAATTAATCAAAAAACCACAAATGAAACAAGAATTAGGACGTTCTCCTGACTATTTCGATGTGCTGTTAATGAAAATGGTATTTCATCTTAAAAAATATTCCAGTAAAAAGTTAAAAG